GTACATGGTTTTATTATAATTTCAATTGTATTTTTGTAAGTAAGGACTTGGAGTCCAGGAGACTCGAGTGTAACATGTACAATTGAATACATGTTATATTATGGACTAGCATTATAGTAACCACATTATGTTACTTCTTTAAACATTTTGTTTTATAGTATATATTATTTATTTTCCAGGCGGTTTTAACTTACCCAGTAAATCGACGCCCAATAGGGCAGTATAAATATTTCCATTGTATGTCGTAAGACATTAAAGCGATAAAACCGACATTTCTTTTTGAAATAGACTATAAAGACTATGTGATTACCCAACCTATTTTATTAATGAGTATTGGAGATGTTTTAAAAAGTATTATAAGAATATAAGTTTTTGAATTTAATATTATAATTTTATGCACGCTTGTTTTTACGCTATTATGTAAGTTTTATGGTTTAGCACAGCCTTTAACTGGATTATTAGTATTGAATTTTGAGAATCAATTTAAAGTACCGTATTTGATTAATATTATTAGTAGAATTTTTACAATGTTTTTGAATTTGTCTACGCAGCGCAAGCATAAGATCGATAGCGATGTGATTTAACGGAGTAAAGATATTATATTTAAGTTTTACGGCCTAAAACATTTTAGTAGAAAGACAAAGGTTTACGTTCATAATTACCTTTTCGAACCTATTTTAATGATAATTAAGTTTTTGCGAAGCTCAGCGAGCCCCCCCGTAATAAATCTTAAAATGTGCCAAGAAGAATCTTTTGATTCTTATGAGTGTTCCTCAACTCTTAATGAGGAAAATGCAAGTTTAGCTTGTGAAGATCCAAAATTTGGATCCTTGAAACATTCTTTTAGAAGTTTTGGGAAGATGAAAAAAGAAAAGCGAGAAAAGAAAAATTTACACGCGAAAGGCAGGGCAAGAAAAGGCTCTAATACATCATATAGGGCTGTCATGACGCCTCATTTTGGTATGCGTGAAGTCACGACTTTTGCCCGTCAGTTTTTTGTTCCTGTTCAGCGCACTCGTTCATCAGTATATGCTTATATTTGTTCTTTATCGTGCCTTGCGTACGTATACAGATTTTCGGCAGCCATCTTATTAGAATGTTGCCCAAGTTGGTTTATGCGCCGTTTTCTTTCTGAAGACATGTATAACATTTATCTTAGCCAATATTATTTTGAAAGAGTGGTCGTTTCTAGATTTTCTGGAACTGAAACATTTGTGAATGTCTTGGCAACTTGTCAGCGTTCTCTGACACTTATGAGACCCAATCCTAGTAACATTGATGTATGGACTTGTTATTTGATATCTGTTAGGGAGAGCAAGTCCTTCCTTCAGTTCTCCTCTATAACGTACACTGCATTGAGGGCGCTAGGTTTTGATTTGCTTTCTCCTTATGTTAACAACCTCTTCAGAGACGTAGTTAATAACAACTTTGCAGTACAGTCTGACGATGGCATGTTTCATGATTTCATTTCCATGTTTAACTCTAGTTTTGACATTTACAAGATTGCACAAAAATCTCCTGCAGCAGAGTTGGCTCTTCGGTTGTTAACTATGCTTGTATCCTTTACAAGTTGTCGCACTGCTGGATTACAATTTTCCATTTGTGGGGTTAAGTTGTTTCGTGATGGGTTTTTAAAATCCTTAGAAAGAACCAAACCCACCATAACGGATATTTTTGACCTGGCAGGGGAAATAGCTCAGTATTTTACACGCATTGGGTATTTGTGTTTTAAACACAGATCTTTTAGACCTTTGTTATTTGATGACAACGTAGCTTATGAAATGGCTGCCCTGCATGTTTCCATAGTTTCTTCATGGTCTGCGATTCAAGATATGGCATGGGAAGTAACTCCTTTCGTTGACGACGTCGAGTTTAGGCAGAAAGCAGCTGGTCTCATTTCTTATTATAAAGAGTTGTATTCTTCTATGTCTCGTGTTAATACGCACGAGGCAGTAATAATTCAGCGGAAATGGCAAGAAATAGATTCCATGTTGCAAACACTAACCCGTTTAATGTTGTGTGGCGAATTAAGGAAAGCGCCTTTTGGAGTGTTGATTCATGGTGGATCATCTGTTGGAAAATCCACTTTTACAAGTATGGTTTCCACTGTTAGCATTATAGCCCAGGGGGGTGATCCCAGGGCTGAAATGCGTAAAGTTACAAATCCTAATGATGAATTTTTTTCCAATTATTCCTATGGAACTGAGGCCATTATTTTAGATGATATGTGTAACACTAAAACGGATTTTACACAGAAGTCACCACTTGAGAAGATCATCGAATATATTAATAACGTTCCTGCATATCCTGTTATGGCTGACTTATCTTCTAAAGGTAAAATACCGTTATGCCCTAAAGCTGTGATTGTTACAACCAATGTAGATGGTTTGAACGCGAAAGTGTACTCCAATGAGCCCGTGTCAATTTTGCGTAGGTTTAACATTTGGATTAATTTGCAAGTTAAGCAAAAGTTTGCAATTGATCCTGATATTAATCCTGAGAATTATATGTTGGATAAGAACAAAGTTATTGCTCATCAGGAAGCCTTACGTGCATGTGGAGCAAGCGAAGAAGAAATATTGATGCCTGATATATGGAATATTAGGATGTGGACTGTTAAATCTGGTAATCCAGATTCGGTCGGCGGTACTGCGACTATTGTCAAAGTTCCTATTTGTCCTGATAACATTACGGGTGACGCCATTCCAGTTGACATTTTGACAGCTTTAGATATTATTACTCGCATGTCTAAGCAGCACAGTTTAGAGCAGGTTAATGTAGTTAAACAGATGAAATCTATCCCAGAGTTTTTAAGTAATAAAATGGCTGATGAATATCCGCATAAGCAGATAGATCCTCAGTTTATAGACGTTGAAGAAGTTCGCAATGAGTTTCTTAAGTGGACTGGCATTATGACAAGGTGGTCTCTGATTTCAAGTTTGGGACCAACCGTATCAGCCTTAACAGATTATAGAAACTGTTTACCTCTTCTCGCCCATTGCCTTCCAGCCTACGGGAGTGTTGTAGCCCCTTTGGCATGGGGTGTTTCTTGGATAGCTATTTACATTAGAAGCGTTCAGTATAGAGCTGTGTACAATCGTTATTATCGGTGGTGCACTACAGATGGTAGACATATTTTCTTGGCTACTTTTGCTTTGGGATATGTCCTTGGATTGATTATCAAACACTTTTGGGCTTTGCTTAAAGATAAAATCAAACCACAGGGCAATCTTGCACCATTGAGTATGGAGGAATTAGATGCCAATGCAACCAAGAAGAATGTGTGGGTTAAACCTCACTTGACGCGCGTAGCTGGTTTTCCTAACACGCACGTTCCTACTGATTTACAGAACAAAGTACAGTCAAATATTGTTTTAGTCGTAGCTGGAAAGAAGTTTGTCAATGGTTTCTTTGTTAGACAAAATTATTTTATAGTTCCGCATCATTTTCTTAAGTTGTTGGAGAAACATGGTGACAGTACTATATCTATTGTTTCTCAGCCCGCTCACATTGACGGAGTTATTACCAACAATCATACCCAAATTATTTTTTACTCCAGAGAAGCGTGGCGTCATGTTCCTGGTACTGATTTATGTGTATATTATATGGCTAATAGCATGCCTCGTAAAGAAGTGTTAGATTATTTTCCACAATGCGACATGATGCGATCACTGCCAGCTACATTAGTTTGCCGGGATAAAGATGCTAACATAATATTTGACACAGCCTATTTGAATTATGGAACTCAAGACACTGGCCCGGAAGGATCACAATTTTTGGGACATATATACAATTTAGAAAAGGGTACTACCTTTAATGGCATGTGCACTAGTGTTTGGGTGTCAGATACTAAACCTTCGTTTATAGCTGGCTTTCATTTAGGTGGAGTCACCGGTACAAACAGAGGATGTAGTGGCGTCCTGTATAAGAGTCAGGTTGAAGCTGCGATTTCTGATATGTCTAGAAACATTTGGAGTTCTGTTGATGTACCTGCAGAAGGTGTTTACGACACAGATTTTTCAACGCATTTTTCTGATGCTTCCACTCAACATATAGACGATACTATAGCACCTAAACATCCCGTAAACTTTTTACCACCTGAATCTAACATTCACTGTTTTGGCTCTAATGGAGGTACACACAAATATCGAACAAAAGTTCAATATAGGAAGTATGGGTTGGAATTTTTGAATGATAATAGCATACCAATTCAACACGGTAAACCTAACATGGACAAACCTCCAAGTTGGTATCATTTCTCAAAAAATTTAACCGAGTTTGCGACAGTTAGTAAAGGTCCACCTACACATGTCCTTAATTGGGCGGTGTTGGATTATATGCTACCTATCAAACGTGAGTTGCGGAGGTTAGGTTTTGGCACTATTAGACATGTTCGTCCTCTGACTGATAAGGAAAATATTAATGGAGTTCCTGG